CTGCGTACATCCGTTTGTCCCAGTAGGGACCACGGAGCCCGCGGCCTTTATGCTCGTAGTACTGCCGGCGGGCGTAGGGCGTCACATAGTTTACGCTGGTAGGCCGTTCCACCGCCGAATTTTTCAGCGTCCCACTTCGAAAAGGCACGTACGGATCCATTAGAACCCGCGCCTGGTGCGTTAGGAACTTCTGTGCCCTGCCATTTGGATCTAGTCCGTGCTTCGATATGACTTCCGCAGCAGAGACCAGGTTAAATGTAACCGTTGTCACTGCCATAATCTTATGCCTCCGCGCTGATCCGGATATGAGGATTCAAGCCGTATTCGTTCACAGAGATCTCAGCCACCTTCCCCTTATCGTTCACATCCATCAAGTCCTCCAGCGTCTCGATCGCCGAATGATCGCCCTTTGCAACGATGTCATTCTTACGGATCACCGCGCCGTCTGGGACTTCTTCCATCGGGATCCGGATGCTGATCATATCCGCACCGGCTACCCCATTGTCCGTAACATTGGAGATCCGCTTCGAATACCAGTGTACAGACGGATAGAATGTCCTGGCATAAGCTCCTGCGGCGTAGTGATAGACTGTCATGCTGCTATTCGTAATCATTGCCATCAATCCCCCTGTACAAGTATTTCGTTCCGGACAGATAGTGCCGGATAATCTCACCGGCTCTCTTCTGCTCTGTGTCCTCTGTTGTTCCCTCCGGAACTGCATAGCTGACGGAATAACCGTCTGTGTTCTCACTTGCAATCTCCCGGCCGTTCTTCAGCGCCATCATGTTTCCGTAGATCATATCCGCCACTTCACAGGTAGCGCATCGGATCAGATTGTCCGATGGATCCGCCTGGTCAAACGTGAAGGTTTTGACATATTGCGAGGCTTTCATCGCTACGCGCAGCCATTTCGACCCCGGCACAATATCCCCGCCGTATGTCGAAGTGTAAAAAATGTAATTCGCATATGGGTTCATGCCCGGCACCTCCTACTCCTTCTTTGCTTCCTCAGCCTTCTTTGCTTCCTCAGCCTTCTTTGCTTCGGCTGTTAACTGGGCTTTTGTCTTTTTTGGTACTCCTACTCTTCTCATAATCTTGCCTCCTATTTGTGAGATACATAGATGCCAGCGGTCTTATTTGCATACACATCCACAAGTCCGTACTTACGGTATTTGCTCATGTAAGCATCCGCAGACTGGTTCTGATCCGGAGAGATCACCGCGCTGGCAATGTGCTTATCATACTTGATGATCGCAGGCTTATGGATGATCATGAAGTTGATCTCCGCCGCATCGTCTGCTTTCTTGAAGAAACCTGCTTCCTCTCCGTCAGTCTTTCCGTCCAGCAGATCGATCGCGGTATAGAACCGGGACTGTGGTACGGATTTTTTTACGGTAAACGCTGCCAGTGCTTCCCTGGATTTCGTGGTATCCAATGCCATGACACTATTGAGCAGTGTCGGTGTTACATACAGAATCCTGTTCTCCTCCGGAACTTCATCCTCATCCATCTTGGTCTTGGCAGTCAGCAGAGACTCCAGAAACTGTGCACCCGTGGCAAGGGTTTCCTGCAGGGATGTAATTCCATTGGTCGCACAGATCTGAGAAAACGTAAACGCATCCGCCTCTGGAGCTACTTTTTCTCTTTGCAGGGCGGCACCAACCACGCCAAACGCAAGGTTGAAGGATTCCTGGTTATCCATCGCATCTACCTGGATCTTTGTGCCACGGTCATAGTTGCACCGCGTGGTTTTCCATTCCAGAGATACGGAGCCATCCGTATAGCCGGAATTACGGTCATAATCACCGAGACCGGTTACGGACAGATGCGGATACACCACCTCGTCCACATTGGTTCCCTGGCGTACCAGAGTGTCGTTTGTAGTTAAGTCAGCTGTAACGGAAGCCAGCTTATAGACCTCGTCCAGCATGCTGATATAATTCTTGGGTAATACAAAACTGTTCGGCATAATTATTATTCTCCTTTACTTTCTGATGGGAGTCCCATAACTGCTCTCATGGCAGCCGTAGTGGCTTCGTCTCCGCTTGGTGCCGGATCGCCATCGGTACCCCCGACTGGGTTTTTAATGGGTTCACTGGACTCAAACAGGAAATCATGTTCCTTCTGGCAGGCTTCGATCGCCGCCTTGATATCCTCATTCTGGTTTTTCGATGATCTCAGAGTATCCAGATCCAGCTCTGCCATGATTGCCTTGGTGCTTCTGCCCTTGGCAGCTACAATGGCATCCTTGAGAGTCTGCTGGAATGTCAGATCCGCAACACGCGCATCCGCATCCTTTTTCGCCTGATCCAGGTCATTCGTCAGCTTGTCGATCTGTCCTCTCAGGTCATTTACATCCACGTCCTTGAAACCTTTCAAAGTTTCATTTGCGGTATTCAACTGTCCCTGCAGTTCTTCATTTTCCGTAGTCAGTGTTGTCACCTGATCCTGCAATTCTTTCTTCGCCGCTTCGATGTCAGCACCGTTCTGAGTCATGATCTGATCAACCTGCTCCTTTTCCAGTCCCATTGCTTCCAGTTCTTTTCTTTTCATAGTTACGTCCTTCCTTTCGTCTACGATTGTTGTCGAGGTCTCTCCCCGTGATTAAGGTACGGTTGCGCACGTTGTACGGGTGTCCACGCCTATCCCAATTTATTGCATACAAAAGAGACAGCCTGCACTAGACTGCCTCTTCATGTATTACACTATTTTAATTAAAAGACTCCGGTCCCGAAGGATACCGGAGTACGTTCTGTGTCTTTTATGCTGTCTTACTGTTATACTTGACGCAGTTTGGTTTATTGCAACCAGTTATCCTAGTCATTGTCATACAAGTCGGGCAGGTAATTCTCAGTGTTCTGGAAACCTCTGAATACATATACTCTATAGGCTTTCCGCAATCTGGACATACAGCATTTCGGATTTCTTCCTCCGAACCATAGCATAATATTTCATCAATGTCTTTATCTGGCTTTGTCATAATCCCACCCCTTTGCTTTAAATATTCTCTGTATCACTCTATTGATGTACTTATGTATTTCAGCATCAGACGGAAGGTCGTTGATATTATACTTCCTTGCGATCCGAACTTCCAGTTCTTCATGCAACATAGTATCCATTAACGCTTCCTTCGTGTCTCTTTCCTGTTTCCCGATTTCGATGCTTTTTACTTTTTTAAACGCACCCCACGGGTAATATTCAATCTGTGTCTTCCCATTTCCCGCTATCCTGCCATTATATTTCATTTCCGAAGAAAATTTCACACCGGAAAGCTCGTTTTCCTGTATTCTTGCTATCTGCTCATTCTTGACAGGATAGATTCCTCTTTTTAGTTTGTTCCTGTCACTAATTATACCAGTTTTTCGTGCTTTTGTATAGGTTTTGAATCCATTTCCAGTCCCCCCCCGTCCAAGCCTGTCCACATACACCCGCTCCAGATCCGGCTCAATACCCATCGCTTTTGAGAAGCCTTTATAACTATGAAGTTGATTCAGATACCGGCTCTGTGCCGCCATGATATCATCCGGATCCGCGCCGCCGGATTTGAGACTGCAGATATTGGCGCGCTGTGCCCGCATATTGCGTTCCATCTCGCGCTGTTTTGCTGTTGCCTCATAAGCATTGTACTGTTTGCCGTTCCAGGTTTTTGTCTGCTTCTCTTTCCGGTTCAGCTCCTCCAGTTGTTCATCCGTGTAGGTCCGGACGGATATGCCTGGGATAAAGGCATGATAGCTGTGCCGGCAGTTTGCCCCACACAGACCGTCTACGCTGCCAAGCCCGCATATGCTCACCAGCTGCTTCTTTGTGTACACCCTGCCGCCCCACCAATGGGTATCTCTGGCACCGGAATGCCAGGTCACCTCGAAGGTCTGCGTATCCAGGTCCTCCGCCACCTTTTCATTGATCTGGGCGCTCATTTGATTAACGCCGGTCAGCACGGCCCGCCTTGCGGCTGGGGTAGGGCTTGCGGGGTACCCCGCTATCATGCCTCTCCGGTGATCCCCGGTAGCATATTCTATCCACTGTAGTCCTGAATCGCTCATTTCCTTCGATACGCGCCGGAGAACGGCACCGTAGGACTGCGCGCCAGTCAGTACATCCATAGCCGCCGCATTCAAGTACCCGGTATAGATCTGGCTCAGCGGAGTGAATACCTTCCTCCCAACACCCGCACTTACATAAAAACCCAAGCTCTGTGTAATATTCAGTATCTCGTCCAGGTTTCTGGAAACTGCGGCATTGTACCATCCCTGCAGTTCTTCATTTTCCTCAAAGGGAATGTACCTGGTGTTGATCTGTTCATATACATCCCGGTTTGCGGTGTATTGATCTTCCACTACCTGGTCATACAGTTCCCAGATCTTTGCATCGCAATATCCAGTAGTGCGTTTCAGCTCTGCCTCGATGATTTCCGAAGTATTCCCAAGCTGTAACAGCGTGTTGATCTGCAGGTCCGCTGTTGCTGTGACCTTATCCATCTTCTGAATCCGGCGGACGATATCCGCAGTCAGCCGGTTCTGCAGGTCAAAAAACAGCCCCTCTATCTGAGCGGCCATCTTGTCCATATCCTGTGGATTCATCCTCTATCACTCCAATGCCGGGCGATCCTCGGCTACGATCTTCGTCTTGGCTACTGCCTCCTCCTCGTCGTACCACTTCATGCGGTATTCCAGGAGCGTCATGGCTCCTATGTTTACATCCTGCCGGTCCTGTGCCCGTTCCGCTTCTTCATCCGTCAGAATACTGTCATTAAAGGTGCAGGAGAATTCATAGCCGGTTGTATACCGGGCATTGTAAAACGCCAGAGCATCCACCAGATCACTCAGACAGTCTTTCAGATTCTTCTGGATGGCAGATACCCGGTTGTACTTGCGGGCTTTGCTGGTAAGCACTTCCGCAGCTGTTTTCTCCTGATGGTTCACATCTGACAGATCCCCGTAAGCCAGACCTACGTTGAATTCGATCTGGCGGAGATACCGCTCCAGTCCACGGATGATCGGTTCATCCCGAAATTCCGGAGAGTATTCTTTGAACAGCTCCCCATTATTTCCATTGTCCAGATTGAGTCCTCTGTACAGTCTCTTATTCAGCTGCGGCAGGGTTCCATTCTTCGTCCGGTCGTGCTTGATTGCTGACTCATCCACATGGATCGCCCGCTCACCGGATTCAAATTCCCATTCCAGTCCCGCGCTCTGCCTGTCTGCTTTCTTGATCAGTTCGATCGCAGATTCGTAGATCGATACCCCGCAGGCGGAGTAATCCACCTTATTATCCAGCGGTGTCCGGAAGTATCCGAAATCCATCTGCGTCATGCCGGGATACAGGATGCTGGGCGGAAGGTCCTTCCACTCTTCCACATCCGACAGATCTGCCTCGCGTCCCAGGGTACCTCTGTCACTGCTGGCAAAGGCGCGGTTGCCGATCAGTAACCCAGCCTGTGTAAGCGTATGTCTTTCTATGCGGAAGTACCATCTGGTGTCCGCCATTTTTTTCACCTGAATAAATGCGATATCTCTCGGATTTTTATCAGCTCCAAACTCAATCGGTATGATCCGGTCCGCAGTGATGTACTCCACCTTGTCCGGTCCGATCGGTTTGATCACAAAGGAACCAAGGGCTAGTCCTGTCTGCAGTTCCTCATTCAGATCTTTGATCGAGTTCTTGAATATCTTATCCAGGCTTTCATCACTGACACTGGCTTCCATTTCGTTCAATGCCACATCCGCGAACTCCCGGCAGATACCGGATTCTACTCTCAAAGAAGTTACAAAGTTATCGCACCACTCCGCTTTTCCTGTCAGCATGGCGTTCCAGTAGTCAATCTTACCCACCATCGCAGAAGACAGGGCAACCTTGCATCCAAGTGCCGTCTCTATCGTTGTCACTGGGAACATTCTATTCCACACTCCTTTCAGGAGGTTCTTTATTCTCTCAAACATGACTCCCTCCATCACTCCAGATATTTCTTCATGTCGCGCTCATAGGTATACTCGAACGCATCCAGACTATCGATGTCCGTGCTTCCGTCATCCAGCCTCTCATCATCCAGCTTGTCCTTGTTATAGACCGCATCCTGCAACGCAGTTGACAGCGTCTCGCAGTCTGATGTATGAAAAAACCGACTGGCTCCGATCAAACGGACTGCACAGTCGATCCTGTCTTTGATTCTATGTTTTCTTGCTGGACGGACTACAATACCGGGATACATCCTGCCTACCGCCTTCTTCACTCCGGTACCGAGTACGGTCTCTGCATTATCCCAGTAGACATATTCCACCAGACCGTATTTCTTCTGCACCTCCGATATGAACTCCAGTGTCAGCCGGTCAATGTCATTGCTGTCATACTCCTGCCCGTCCTTAGCCATATACCGCCGGCTCATCAGTCCGATCAGGCGGTCATAATATCCCGTGTTCGCCGTTGCTACAAATGCATGGCCGGACTTGGTACCGCCGAAGTCAATGCCGACTGTGATGTCACTCAGATCCCCCGCATGAAGCTGACCGGGTTTTGTAATTTTCGTCTTATCATCCACTATCACACACCGGAAAGCCTCCGGATTGTCTGCATACTTCTTGTAGATCGCACCCTCAGCCCGCTTCCATAATCCAAGGATAAGGCGGTCATAGTAGATCGTGCCCTCGTATTCCTTACAGAGTTCTTCCACAAATCTAGGATCCAGAAATGGATTATCGAAGATTGTGTATCTCTGCAGGTAGATGTCCAGCCTGGCATCATCTATGAACTCCTTGAGCCAGTGCGTGGGATGCTCCGGATTGCAGGACCCGTCAAAACAGGAATACGGCTTATCCAGACGGGATTTCAGCATCTGGAATACCTCTCTATTCCATTTCGCCACCTCATCCCCGTAGCAATACTTGATGCTGGATCCCTGGATCTTGGCCACCTGGCTGATCTTCTCGGCTCCAAGGCAGTAGACATCCTCGCCGCAGATCCTGGCAACGTTCCGGCTGTTGATCGTGCCGACCAGTTCCTCCGTGTATATCTCCCTCATCGGCTGCAGCACGTTACGCTCTATCGACTCCTTGGACACGCCCAGGATCACATTCAGCCCGGGCTTGCCTGATCTCTCCCGGATCCGGAAGGGAATCACGAAGGCCGTATCCACATACGACTTCCCCGATCGGACGGCGCCGGACTTGATGTTCCATCTATGCGTCGCATGCACGATGTACTCATTCTGCTTCCTGCTTAGCTGCATTCTCGCGCACTCCCTTCAGTATCTCATCCAGGCGGTCTATCGCCTCCTGCTTTCCTCCGACCCTCTCTGCAAGATCCTTATACTGCCGTATCATGCTGCGCAGTTCCGACTGAGCCCTGGCCTGCGCTTTCAGGAAGCTTCCCTGCTTATCCCAGGCCTGCTGCACCTCCCAGCGCTCCTCAGTCACAGAATCCCCGTTCTTCTCCTGGATCTGCGTCGTGGTCAGATCATCCCGGTCACGGACGTACATGATCTGCTGCGCCCGTATGATGGCGGCATAGGCAATCTGTATCTGGTCCCATAGGACGTCCAGGGGATCGGCGGGCATCTCCTGAATGATGGAGACGGTCTCTTCCGGAAGGTACTTCGAGAAGAATCCGAATTTCTCGGCATTCTTGTTCCTTTTAGGCGCGCCGTGCCCGAGCGCGTTCTTGTTCCCGGGCTGTCCGCCGTGCTTCTTTTTCAGGGGTGCACTCCGGGAAGCATTAGAGGGTGCACCCCCTTGCTCAGAAGGTGCACCCTCATTCTTCAGTTTCGACCAGCCATACCGCTTGATCCAGGACTTTACCGTATTCAAACTTATATTGTATTTTTCCGCCAGGGCCTTCGGCATCGCCCCGGACAGATAATCCTGCTTTATCTGCTCTTTGACATCGCTCACGTCACCACCTTCCAATCTGGCTTATTTTTGCATTAGAAAAGCACCCCGGAGGGTGCCTTTACCCTATTTCATTCGCTATCTCTTTAAATAATTCAGACAGTTCTAAGCATTCATTTCTGGTCAATGTATGATTGAAATATTCATCACAACATTCAAGTAAAAAAAATTCGTCCGGTTCCTCAAACATAAGCGCCATTACTCTTTGATCGGACATTCTTTTAAGCAAGTCTTTATGCCGTTGAATAATAGGATGCATTAACTGTATGTCTTTTTCATAATCCATATGACACACCTCTTTTAATTTTAAATGAACTCAAATAAGGCATTAATCTCTTTTCTTGTCTCTTCGGCGTTATGCAACGAAAAGACGCCCCGCAGGAATGCAGGACGCCCTCTCGGCTCTGTCATCATAAACTTGGAAGAAACAAGTGATACGTCAATCATATCCACTTCTGTCAGTATAATAATAGCACATCTAAATTATAAATGTTATAAATCTTTTAACCCCCTATTGATGACCTGAGATATTCTGGCCTGCGTATATCCCACTGATTCTCCGGCTTCCGTCTGCGTCATCCCGTCAAGATACACCATCTCGAAGATCTGCTTATCCATGCCATCCGGCATCCCCTCGATATGCTCCTCCACCTGGCGCATCTCCTGCGCGATCTCGCTCCGCCGCTTCTCCTTCGCGGCTATCTTCTCCCGGATACCCGGGGGGCCTCCATCGGCTCCGGCATCTCGACAGATACATGCTCCTCTATGTACGGGAAGTCGTCGCTGGATTTCGTCACCTTGCCCGGAACGATCGTGACCCCGTCTAGCCGCTCTTCCAGCCTGGCCAGCGCGGCATCTATCAGCGCGATCTCTCGCCTGTTCCTCTGGTACTGTCTAAAGGCATCTTTCAGCGGCATATTCCCATCTCCTTATAAACCTTCTCGCGCAGGGCTGCTATGACCTTCTCTCCATCAAGATTCACATAATATTTCATATCGCGCCGGAAGAACCGCTCGCACTCGTCAACCATCTGCAGCGCCTCCGGACAGCCCGGCTTCCGGATC